ATTAAATCAAAAGGTGCATAGATTGGCGTACCAATTCCACCGGAGAGATTCATATCTAAACCAGTTTGATTGCCATCAGTATCTCCTGTTGGTCCAATAGAAGCTCCGGAAGAAAAAGACTGTCCAGGATATTGAGATCCAGCATTTCTTAATGCTTGTTGACCTGATTGATTTTGACCTGAACCTGGAGGACCACCACGTCTTGTGGCAGTTGTGATTCCAATATATTCTCTAAAATTATCACTCATTTTGGCAAATGCCAAAACGTTTTTTTCATCTTGTTGTGCTGATTGTTTAATATTATCAACAGACTTACTGAAATTGGTGAATCCATCACCCATTCCTCTTTCTGCTTGTTTTAACTGCCCACTTTTTCTTGGTTGATATCCTTTATTCTGTTGATTGGGATTTTGAACGGTGCCACCTTTAGATAATTTTTGAGATGAGTTATCAGGATTTGATGGTGGTAATGGAGCATTTGTTCTTGGAGTAGTAGAAGGAATCGAAGGTGGTGCTGAAGATCTTGACTGATTATATTGTTGTCTTCCACCACTTGGATTGTATTGAGACTTATTTCTTTCTCTTTTTTTTAGTTCTTCATCTAATACAGAAGTATCTTTTTCTGCTTGACTAGCGTTTTTAAAATCATCCTCAATATCTCGATCAATTTTTTGTAATTCTTTATCAAGATTATTTCTTTCTTGGGGGGTAAGAATATCAATCAACTCTCCTAATTTTGAGAATCCAATACCAATAACATTCAAAACGTTGCCAATTCCTTTTAAGACATCGCTATTTAAAACATCATCAATTTTCTTTATAATTGTAGGAATATTTTGAACCAATATTCCAAGAGCAATCAAACCAACAAATTCTAAAATTTTGTCAAAAATGTTTTTAGCTGGAGCACTAATCACACTAGCAAATTTTGAAAATGTAGATCCAACGCCCAAATTTTTATTTTCTATACGATTTTCTTCAGCACTTACTTCTTTTTGTTTCTCTATTTTAAAAAACAAATTTTTCTTTTGAATCTTAAGAGATCTTAATTGTTTATTTGAATTGATCAAATAACTATTAATATTTTTAACATTTAATTTTAAAGATTGAATTTGATTTTCCATATTTTTTTATACACCAGCAAACATTTGAATGTTATAATACTCTGAAGTTATTGACATATATGGATTTCTTGGATTAATTGGTGAAATAATAGGTATATCAGTTGCCACTGTTTGGGGTGTCGGTATTTGTGGTGGATTAGATTGTTTTGGTAACACCATTGGTAAAACTGTCATTCCACCAACACCAGATGATTGTGAAACAAGTAAATTTATATTAGGTACACTTGTTGAAGATTGTAAGGATGGTTTTGACTTTGTTGATGGTCTCAGTCCACCACCACCTGATCTTTTACCTGTTTTTTTATTTTGTATTTCTTTCTTAAGAAAACCATCAAAGTCTTCTATAACTTTAGAAAATTCTTCTGATACGCTATTTGCATATTCAGTGGAAGTAAGCAACTTTTTAGTTGCCATTGAAAATAACATCCACAATCTACCAGCATTATCATTAATATCCTTGAGGAGAGGTCTGAATAACATTGATGATGCTGAGCGAATAACTTCCTCACCAGGAGCAAGCATTGCCTTTACACTATCAATCATTCCAGACATTCCAGATCTTTTACCAGGAACAGTCATTCCATTAGATGCTTTTATTGTCCCACCATCTTTATACCCAAATGCTTTTCTTACTCCAACATCTACACCATATCCAGCTGCGAAAGATGATGCTGCTAATCCAAATCCAGCTACAGCTCCAGCTCCAGTTGGAGCTGTTCCAATCCCAAGAGCAGTGCCCCCCGCAGCAACTAGTATTGTTGTTAACCATCCTAAACCATAAGCACTTAATTTAACAGCAATCGCCTTTATATCACCTCTTCTCCAGTCTTCCTGTAATTCGCTTATTAAAAATGCAAGTCCAACTACTCTTAAGGTTTTTCCAAGCCATGCTGGAAGTTGAGGTCCTCTAGGAGGGGTTGTTGTTTTTGGTGTAATTCCTTCTCCAGGTTTTGGAATTCCCGGAGCCCTTCCTGGAGTTGCTCCACGAAGGGGATCTGTTGGTAGAGGTTGTCCTGTTGGACCATATAAAGGCGTAGGTAATTTTGGTTGAATTCCTGGAGCGTAGCCAGGACCTCTAGTAAGTGGTGATCCTGATAAAGGAGAAGGTTTTGCAAAAGGTGTTTGTCCCCGAGGCAGATTAGAAGGTGATCTATATGGTGATGGCAGATTTTTAACAAGTTGCGAAAGTCTTCCTGGTAATTTCCACAAAAATTTAGCAAGTCTATATAATCTTCCTATCCACTTAATAAGTTTATATGTAATGATTCCTATGAGAACAGGAACAAATGAGTTTCCTATCCAATCAAAAATAGTACTGAGAGTTTTTCGATTATTTTCATCCCTTACCCAACTAAAAGCAGCATTTAAAAGAACTCCCGTTAAAATTAGAGAGAAAAATTGTTTTATTTTTTCAAAAACATTTTTAATTGGTGCAGTAACTTTACCAACAACATTACCTAATATTCCTCCTACTTTTTTAACCCCTTCAACAAAAGATTCTTTTGAAGCAAATTTTCTCTTTGATTCTACTTCTTTTATTTTTTTAATCGTTTCTTTTTCCTCTGCGATTCTCATCGCAAAATCTAGAGATAATTGTTTTTGTATCTCTACTAAAATTCTATTTGTCTCTACTAAAGTTTCTGTAATTTGAATTGGAGAAGTTTCTGGTTTTAAACCTTCTACTTTTTTATCTAAAACAATTCCAGGTTTAATAAAACTAAAGGTAGATTTTTTTATCTTTGGAGCATTTACAGTCGCAGCAGCACCTTTCAATACCGAAGATGATATGTTCGTCTTATTCAACTTAGGTATGGATGGGGCTTTGTAAACTTGATTAATGTCCACGCTGCTGTTGTGCCTTTAGATTTTCTTCTTCAATATACTGTTCTAATAGACTAATATAAATTTCCCTCTCCCAAGGGATCATATTTTCTAGTTCAGTCAAAGAATATTTATGATGCTGCATCAAGGCAAAATTAACTTTGTAGTATGACTCAAGATTAGTATGAGCCATACTCAACTGAAAAAACTTGCCAGACCCTCCAGGACAACTTCAGATTCTACTTTTGTATTTGGATTTTTAACTTTGACGGTATGAGATAGTTTTGGCATTGTAGTAAAAAATGTCTCAATCTCTTTGAATTGCTTAGTATTCAACTGCTCAATGAATTCTTCCAATTCTTTTTTTGTACAATCAGATGCATTCCAAGACTCTTCTTGATCGTAAACCATATCGATACATGAAATAATCATATTCAAAGATTTACTAACATCATTTGTATCTTCACTTGTTTCAAAATTGTTTTCAACAAATTGCTCTAATGATGGATATTTTAATTTCATTGAAAGATTATCATCAAGTTTAATAATATTATTATGATCTTTATTTTTTTGAACTTTAATATCATCAATATCAATTTCCAACTTTACAGTTGTTTCCCCATCATCTGGACAAGTCACATTAACTTCCACACTTTCACCAACTGACTTAGCACGAATATTAAGAAATAGATATTCAATATCAAACGTTGAAAGTTCTTGTACTTTAATAGTTTTGTTTAAAATACAATCAGAAAGAGTTTGAACAATGGCATTTGTAATCTGTTTCATGTCTTCAGATTCTAATGCCATGATTAGAATTTTTTCTTCTCTAACTAGAAAAGGGCGATACTTTACTTTTTTTCCAGTTGAGGGCAACTCCAATTCATAAGTTGGAGTATTAATTTTTGGTAAAGGCATAATGACCTATTATAACTTCAGTAAAATTATTTAGCAGCATTTCCGGTTGTCTGTGTTCTTAAAATACCAGTGAGTCTATATAATTCATCGAGTTCGATATCATTAAGAGATCCAGAGTTATTAAGTTTATCTGTAAGAGTCTGGAAACGACCTTGAACTCCTGCAAGAGCACGTGCGTCTAATTGTAGAGGTTGTTCTGGAGCAGTTAGTGAACTTGGAGATGGGGATTCAATTTTTTCTTTTGTGGTAAGGTATCTGTCATAATTAAAAGTTACTGTCAATTTTAAAATATCAGCAGCACCATAGGATATTGGAATTGAAGTCATACCTTTGGGAAAAACATTAATAACAGTATAGGTTATTTGTTGATTTAAATCTCTTTCAAATTTGAAAATTTTCATCTTTGGACATTTATAATCATCTGGATAATTAAATCTTCGATATATGTTTATCCGAGGATCACTGGCAGCTGCTGGTTCGTTAAGTTCTTTACTATTACCACCACTAACATAGTCCATCCATCCTTCAAAAAATCTTAAAGTTTTATAATTTGAATCAACATAAAAAGATAAATCCATGTCAGTATAAAGTCTGGTATGAGCAAATTCTTGAGTTATACCCATAAAATTATCTTTTACTTCAGCAGTGGCAAAAGAAGAAGTTGGTAACGAAGCTTCAAAACAAAGATAACCTAGATTGTATCGTACAAATTGATCAATGTCTCCCAATTCTGTTCCATAGCTATTTTGTAAATGGTTGCGTAATTTTGGTGTTAATGGAATATCAATTAAAAAGTAATTTGTAAGAGCTAGGTTTCCAACCAACTCTCTCATTTTATCCATTTTTATTTTTTGGACAAGTGAATCTGCCACACTAAATATCTCTTATGGAGTCTTGATTATTAAGTATTTAGATGTCATATAAGGGAAAATACAGTCCATCATACCCAAAGAAATACAAGGGTGATCCGACTAATATCATTTATAGATCTCTTTGGGAAAGGAGGTTTATGGTCTATTGTGATCTGAATGAAAATATTCTTGAATGGGGGAGTGAAGAACTAGCACTACCATATCGATCACCAATCGACAATAAAATACATCGTTACTTCCCAGATTTTTATATAAAAGTACGAGAATCAAATGGGCAGATAAAAAAATATATTATCGAGATCAAACCAAAAAAACAAACTATTGAACCTAAAGTCCAACAAAGAAAAACAAAAGGTTATATTTACGAAGTTTATGAATATGCAAAAAATCAGGCAAAGTGGAAAGCGGCAAGAGAGTTCTGCCAAGATCGCATGTGGGAATTTAAAATTCTAACAGAAGAAGAATTGGGTATTAGCTAATGCCAAGAAAAACACTCAAACAAAAAGAAAAAAGGAATCCAACAGAAAATCAGGTTAATCGTCTTCGTTCTGTTATGGATAATCTCGTTGGAATAGAAGATCCAGATGATCTGATGTTAGAAGTATTGAATGTTTTAAGTGAGAGTGGAAGAATTCCGAGTGCAGGAAAGTATTATACTTTTGTTTATCAACCAAAAACACTCAATGTATCTTATGATCAAAACCCATTAGTTGCCGTAACTGATGTATTTCCTTGGGGGTTTCGTGGTATTAATTTTCATTGGGGAGAAGTTCGTCAATATACTTGGAGTGAAGTTGCTGGATCCCTATACGAGATATATCAAGAGGAAATTGCTGATGCTAGGGAGATCCCATTTCAAAATATCCGTCTAAATAGTTAGAAAAATAGCCAAAATGGCACTTTTTAGATATCCAAGAGAAGCGTTACACGAAACTACAGATTACCTAAGAATTGACATCCTTGAAAGACAAAAACGTGGTAATCGCCAAGGAGGATTAGTTAGAACAAATGCCGCTTTTACCTCTGGAACACTACAACCACAAAATTATAAAACGTTAACAAATAGTATTATATTACCAATACCATCTAACATCCAAGATGGAAATAGTGTAGACTATTCTGATGCGAGTCTAGATGGATTGACAGCACAAGTTTTTAGTGCTATTAATATAACAGGAGAAATAAAAACATTTAAACAGGTTACAGACAAATTAACGGATGTTTTAGAAAAAACTGGTGATGTTATAACTGGGGACGATTCTAGAAAAGTTCTAACAAAATCAATCGCAGCGGAGGCAGCAAATATGCCGTTTGGAGGTAATCTAACAGTAAATCAAATTTTAGCAAGAGAAAGTAGTGAAATTTTAAATCCAAATATGGAACTTTTGTTCAATGGAGTCAATTTGAGATCTTTTAAATTTTCATTTAAAATGACTCCTAGAGATAATACAGAAGCAAAAGAAATAAGGTCAATATTTAAAACTTTAAAAACTGAAATGGCACCCGGTGGATCTAGAGGCGATATTTTCTTAACAACACCAAATGTTTTTCAACTAAGTTACCGAAAGGGACCTGACATTCATCCATATTTGAACTTATTCAAACAATGTTTTTTAACTGATATGACAGTTAATTATACTGCTGAAGGTGTATACGCAACTTACAGCGATGGATCTCCAGTTTCGTATACTCTTGATTTAGGATTTAAAGAAATTGAACCAGTATATAGGGGTGACTATAGCACTGCAACCTCAGAAAACACGGTAGGATTCTAAAATGGGATACTTTAGAGAACTTCCGAGTTTACTTTATCCTTCTTTCCTCTCGGATAAGAATTCTTCTCTTGACTACATTGAAGTTAAGAACTTATTTCGTAGAGTAAAA